GTCAGCGATGCTTTTGTGACGCTTGGCACGATGGCGATTATGCTTGGCTACGAAGTTTCTTCTCCTGACTCTCTTCGACTTTCTCTCTAACCTCTCGTCATATTCCATTGATAAAATTCCCCTTTCACTTATAATACATTTAGAATATAAGTCATTGATTATAATAGACTATATAATCCTTTAGTATCAAAGAGTTATATATTAAATGTATAATAGTATATGAATCCGTTAAGTAGGATTGTGAAGAGGGCAGAGGATCTTCTCAGAAGAGTCCGTATAGAGACAGCCAAGACCAATCAGAACAGTGGGATACCCATAGAGACATATAAGAATTACTGTTTGACATATGCAGACAGGATCAACAAGCTTAGAGGCATAGCACATTGGAAAAAGGTAGAAGCAAGGGAAAAGGTATTCAAGATCTACTTCGATCTCCAAGATTTCAGAGGAGCAGAGAGGCAGACATTAAAACCAAACGTAGAAATCCCATTCTCATCCCTACCAGAGAACATCTCCAGATACCTTGTATCGGCAGAGTCTTTTCAGGGAGGGCTAGGATTTAGTACAGCCCGCGGGCAATTCCTGCAGGATTCACATCCTAAATCTAATCCTTACTGGAAACCAACAAGAATTAAACATGTATACAACGTGCCAAAGGCACAGTATGCTACAATCATGGAAGAATACGAATGGAGAAGACCATTAACCCTCGAAGAGTGGGTCATAGACTTCGAGAAACAAAGACAGGAGCACCTGTATGAAATGCGACAACTGCGAATCCCTGGCTACCCAGACCTCAAACGTGTACCAATTATGTGATAGGTGTTGGCAGAGGAACTTTGGCACGATCACCATAGGTGGTGTCAAAAGACCCTTCCTTGATGTGCTTCAAGACTCCCTAAAGAAAATGGGGATGACGCGCAAAGAGGGAGAGACTATCAACCAGTGGGGTAAGCGGTGCAGGGAACATACCCCCAAACAATATGGGGGGTTGGCATGAAATCCTTTATACAAAAGTATTGGTGGAGAATTACATGGATAACATTGCTCACCGCTATCCTTTTACCACCCACTTCGATGTACTGGCTAATAAGATTTTACGATCTATGACTACCTGGAAACACTGTGAAAGGATGGTTGCCAAGTTGCTTGGTGGTGTACGTACTGGCAACAACGGGGAATCACGGAGAGATGTTGAGCACCCTCACTGGAGTATCGAGGTGAAGCACAGACAGAAGCTCCCCAACTGGATACATGATGCAATGGGTCAGGCTGAAAGGGAAGCAGATGGAAGGGTGCCAATCGTAGTTCTCCACGAGAAGAACCTAAAGTACGAAGAGTCTTATGTTATAATGAGACTACACACTTTCAACACGGAGACTAATTACATTGATGTTGAGGACATTCCAAGAGGACCAGAGATCACAAACGGAGATGACTGATGAATCCTGAAAGAGACTTGAAAAGACCCTTCCCTATCAACAAGTTACGTTGGAGGCAGGGTCAGGGTAACAGTGGTGAACTGGTGTACATCACAGCCAGGGATGTAATGGATAGGCTGGATGATGTGTTCGGTGTAGAAGGTTGGTCTGATGACTATGAATGGCTTGGTGATAGACTGTTGTGCAAGATCTCCTGTAAACTGAATGGAACAGGATGGGTTACCAAGTCTGATGGTGCTGAAGACTCAAACATAGAAGCAATCAAGGGTGCTTACTCAGACTCTTTCAAACGTGCTGCTGTCAAGTGGGGAATTGCTAGGTATTTATATCACCCCAATGCCTTTGATAGTAGCAAACAACCCGCATCGTGGGCTACACCTGAAGGCTACGATGAGTTAATGGAGAAAAGACATGGCAAAGAACAGGCGGAAGAAAAACCTTTCTGAGAGAAAGCGTGATGTTGCAGACAGAGATGAATCATTCGCTAAGTTATACAATGCTTGTAATGTATTCTTTGATGAGTGGGGAAATTATGAGGGTGACTACGGGGAGATAGGACAGATGTATTATGACCAACTCCGTAAGCACTACAACTCCGCTAACTGGGTGAACAAGAGACTCAAGGAGGATTATGTCTCCGACAACCTACAGGGGTGCTGGGAAACAACCACCCACTCCCACATCTACACTGACAGTCCGTGATGATGACCAAGAGAACAGGAGGTACTGGTTTGCACGTCACTGTTACAAACACAGGCATGAGCTGACTCCGTTAGGGAGAACCTGGGAAGAAGCCTTCCTTAAATTGGAAGGCTTTTCTCTCAGGGATTACATGCAATTTTCAAGAAAGAATAAACTGGGGGAGAAATATGGAATTCCGAACAAATCTAGGTGAGACTATCTTCAAGACTAAGTATGCTTCCAACCCCTATGAGACTTGGAATGACCGCGCTCATACCGTAGTCAACTATGTCTGCGGTGACATGGATGGGGAGAAGAACTCCCTCATGGCAAAGAGTGACAGGGATCAGCTTGCCCAGTTTATTTCAGAGTTTAAGTTCATGCCTGGTGGAAGGTACCTCTGGTACGCAGGGAGAGATGCGCGGTTCTTTAACAACTGCTACCTACTCAAGCTCGAAGAGGACACCAGAGAGGAGTGGGCTGGGCTTACGCGAAGAGCGATGTCTTGCCTGATGACTGGTGGTGGTATCGGGGTTGACGTTTCCGTGTGCAGACCCTCTGGCAGACAGCTCCGCTCAACTGGTGGTGTAGCCAGTGGACCCATCCCTCTTCTGCACACCTTGAATGAGGTAGGTAGGAACGTGATGCAGGGTGGTTCCAGGCGTTCCGCACTGTACGGTTCCCTTAACTGGCAGCATGAGGATGCTAAGTCTTTCCTTCATGTGAAGAACTGGCATGACATGTATCTAGGAACCCAGAAGGAATACACCGTAGCAGACATGAAGAAGATGGATTTCAATTATGCTGCTCCACTTGACATGATGAACATCTCCTTGAACTACGATGACACATGGCTAAATGGTGGTGATAATGGGGTTTTCACAGAGAACTGTCGTCAAGCCCTGATGACTGGTGAACCTGGATTCTCTTTCAACTTTGGGGAGAAGAGTGAGGAGACACTTAGAAATGCGTGCTGTGAGGTGACCGCTTTTTCGGATTCTGACAGCTGCAATTTAGGCAGTGTCAACCTAGCCAGAATAGAATCCATAGAAGAGATGAAAGATGTGGTAAACTTAGCATCTAAGTTCCTGGTCTGCGGTCTGATCCGCGCTCACCTACCCTACAAGAAGGTGGAGAAGGTAAGGCAGCAGAACTCAAGGATTGGTTTGGGGCTGATGGGTTTGCATGAGTGGTTGCTCAAGCGGGACTATCGGTACGAGATGAACGATGAACTAAAGAAATGGTTAGCAACTTATGAAAGAGAATCAGAGCGTAGCGCAAACGAGCACTGTGATAGATTGTTTCTCAACCGCCCTAAAGGATATAGAGCGATTGCTCCGACAGGAACCATCTCCATCCTCGCAGGTACAACCTCTGGAGTGGAACCTGTCCACTCCGTTGCATACCGTAGAAGGTATCTTACGGATGGAACGAGATGGAAGCACCAGTTTGTGGTTGACGGCACTGCCGAGCAGCTCATAGCGGAAGGCGTGAAACCTGAGTCTATAGAATCTGCCGTGGATCTGGCTGCTGATCCAGAGAGAAGGATCAAGTTTCAGCATGACCTTCAGAAGCATGTGGACATGGCAATAAGTTCCACGTTGAACCTTCCAACATGGGAAGGTGCTGTCAGCGAAGACAGAGTGGCAGACTTCGCTAAGATTGTAAGGAAGTATGCCAGTGGATTAAGGGGTCTAACCTGTTACCCGGATGGTGCCAGGGGTGGACAACCAATAACACCTGTTCCTTACGAAGAGGCTCACTCCAAGAAGGGGGTGATCTTTGAAGACAACAGTGAGGAGCAATGCCTATCAGGAGTTTGTTCCCTATGATTGACGTTACGATAGATGATGATGCGCTGTCTATGCTCAAGCAGACCATAGATGATAGGATGGAGTACAAGAACAAGCACAACATCAAGAGTATGCGGATCTCCAAGAAGGAGACTGACAAACAGGTGTGGCTTAGAGGGTTGCGTGGTGAGTACGCACTGTCTAAACTGCTGGGGATCTCCAACAAGGGATCTCTCCGACACTCAAAGGGTGGTGACCGTGGATTTGACTTCGCTGTAAACGGAACCACCATCGAGCTCAAGACCACTAAAGGGTGGAACCTGATTGTCCAGAAAGATTACAGGAGATTGAAGGGTGATGTGATTGTCGATGCTCAAGACATCGCACCCGACACCATCCGCTTCAGGGGTTGGGCTACCAAGGATGAATTCTATGACAGGTGTCACCAGGCAGACTTGAAGTACAAGGATGCCAATGGCTCTACCACCAGAGATGTGATGAACCCCGAAGACTTAAATCCAATGGAAACATTAGAGGAACATTTACATGCTAGAAAAGACACCGAGGTGGGAGAACCGGAAGTACCTTGACTGGGTTGCAACACTCCCTTGTGCCCACTGCCAATCAGAGGATGAGACTATCGTTGCCCACCATCTTAAACATCGCTATGCACCGTGGTCCGGTGGTGTAGCATACAAGGCATCAGACTGGCTGTCGATGCCACTGTGTTATTCGTGCCATGACAAAGCACACACAGGAGAGAAGTCAGTCGTAGACTGGCAAGCCCAACTTATCTTTAAGACTTTAGACAAGGCGTTCAGGGATGGTATAATACATGGATGAAGACAAGATGGAAGAATCAAAGTTGTTCCTTGCGGAAACTGATGAAGAGTTTGCCAGGAAGTCAGCCTATGTTAAGATGGCTCCGTTCTATACGAAGATCATCAAGGCTAAATACTTTCTGGAAGCATACGGAACAGTGGCAGAAAGAGAATCCAAAGCGTATGACTCAAAGGAGTTCCGTGAGTACATACGAAAGCTGGATGAAGCAACCGTAGAGGCAGATGTGCTCGAAGCAAAGAGAGAATCAGCCAAGCGGGAAGTAGATATTTGGCGAACACTTAGTGCAAACCGTAGAAACGGATAGGAGATACAATGGCACAATATGAGCAGAAGGACAATGATGGAGCAGCCTTCCCTGTTGACTCAAAAACGGAAGACTGGCATGATGATTACTCAGGTAAAATCATGGTGGATGGGAGCATGTACTGGCTTGGTGTAAGGAACATGGAGTCCAAGGCTGGGAAACCCTACCTCAAGCTGAAGGTAAGACCCGTGAACAGCGGTGCTGGTCAGTCCCAAGGGGGCGACCTACCATTCTAATAAAACCCCGTGACGGTCAATACAGGAGGTCTGATGACTGAATACACCATACGCTACCACACTGGTGATAAGGTACTCTTGGAGTACGATCACGCTGCCCACAGCTATGTGGTGGAGGATCTGAAGATCCCCAATGTCACCACCATCATAGATGGGGTGTTCCCTAAGTACCTAACAGAGTGGGCTGCTAAGTGTGGGGCTGAGTGGTGGGTAGAGGCTATGAACGATGGAGAGAAT